CGCCAGTGGCGAAGTTCCCGAACTGATGTGAGCGCCAGTAATCGGCCCGATAGAGCAGGGAAGTGCCGTGAGCGTGAGAATCGGCAAGCGACGGATTGACGTACTTCCACCAATTCACTCCATCGGTAAACTTCATCGAGTAGTAACCGGTGACCGCCTTACCTGTCTGCTCAAGCCGCACAACCTGGTCCATAAGTCTTCCGGGAGCCGAATAATCGTCATCGTCCCAGTGAGCTATTAGTTCGCCTTGCGCGCGTTCGTTCGCCCAGTTCCGTTTCGGACCGGTCAGGAGTGGCGCTCCGCAGCAGAGCAACTGAATTCGCGAATCTTCAGTAGGAACAAGATCGCTCACGTCTTCGCCCTCCGCCACGATGAGCAGTTCCCGGTTTGTATACGTCTGCAATTCAAAACAGGCAATCGCTTGCGGGAGCCACGCGCGCCGATTACGGGTGATGCAGACGCAAGTAACCAGAGGCTCGCTCATACGTTTGCACCGAGGCCCAGGCAGTTCAAGCGCAACACCGCGTTCCGCTCATTCACGTTTTCGACGGACTGGATGATATACGTACTGCCGTTGTCCGAGACCACCTGCATGTTCGGTTCGATTCCGGGCTGCCACCACAGAGTGACTTCTATGAATAATTGAGAGGTCGCTTGACCGGCGCGGATCACGTCCGTACCGCGCATGATTTCGATGGCCGCCATGGCTGTAGCGACCGGAACCCAGGACGTGGATTGACCGGCGGCATCATACTCCGGCGGACTCGAAATCTCCTCACGATAGATGGTGATCGCATGGATACACTGTCCTACTTCGAGCGTGGGCCAGCCATCAACAAACGAAACCACCGGGCGACGGGGCATCTATCTATCCTCTTGTCGGCGACCAGTCCACAATGGCATGGCCTAAGAAAATGTTGGCGATGTTATCCGGTACCGAGCCAGCGGCGCCCCGATTGTTCCACCAGTGGGCCGCCAGGTTCAGAATCCCGAGAATCATCTGCTGCGGAATTCCGCTCACGATCACCGACTCCGGCTGCTGACTGGGCGGGCTTTGCGGCGGCGAAAGAAAGTGCGTATCGACCGCGGTTGGGTCGGGATCGTAACCGGCGGTAAAGTCGATCTGTACGGCGTTCGCCACATAGAGATCGGCTGGCCAGTATTGACCGGGCAAGGGGAAAATCCGGGAGGGCTCCGTAATCCGATCTAATATAAAGTCCCTGTCCTGATACAGCATTTCGGTGTTGCCGTTGCTGTCAACATAAGTCATCACATCGACGCGAATGACCGGCGAGTAACCGAGTTTTATCATCTGCGAGTAATTCCATAGCGTGGTCGAATATCTCGGTAGAGAGTAGTAATCGGGCGGATAAGCCTGCATGCTCTGTACCGCATCCGTGTAATAGGGATGCGAGTCGATCACTTGCGTGAAACTGCGTTGCGCCAGAGCGCGCCCGGTCAGTATCTCGCCCTTTTCGCGCGCCGCCTGAATGAAGCCGGTAAGTAAGGAATCCTCGGAGGTAAAACTCGATGGCAGGCGTAAAAACGAGCGCTGCATCGCGAGCGATACAGGCTCTTGAGCAGGCAAGGATGTCTGACGGCAGTATCCCACTTAGCGCCTCTTCTTACGGCCCCTGAGCTGGCCAAATAAAGTAGCTTGCTCCGCGGCTGGCTCAATCATGGCAGCTTCGACCTTCGGGGCTTCAGACGGAACCGGCTCTGATTTTTGTTGGCGCACGTTTTCCAGGCCACAACTTGGGCAAATAGCTTTTTCGCCCGGTTGGTAGCCAAACTCGCGATAACAGTAATCGCAAAGATCGTGAATCATGAATGGAAGTAGAAATTCGGACGGCCCCGGCGTTGCAAGTGGTGCTGGCTTTAGGCCGACTGTGTGAGCAATCGATACCACGGCCACCGGAGCCGCCCGAAAGGGTTGGTTGGCGTTTAACTAGCTGAGGCCGCCTTCGGGTGGAGAACTGGGGCCACTAGTGACGCCGGTCCACCAGACGCCAGCGTAGGCGCGGAAACGCACCGAGGCACCCATAACACCGCTGAAGGTGAATGTTTTGTAGGCGCCGTTGATGCCGTTCGACGGGGTGACGATAGTATGCTGGTAAGCCGTAGTGGAGACGATCTCCAACTCCTTGCCATCGTCCTGGCCGGCCGTTGGCGCCGCCAGAGTCAGTTGCACGGCGCTGGTCGCGATGATGATGACTAGGCCGCGCGTAATTCCGACAGCGCCCGACGCACTCTCGGTAACGCATTTGTTTCCGGCTTCGATATCCGGTGAAGTCGAGGTGATAACTTCCGCCATGTTCGTTTTCTCCTGTGTGTTTTGTTTTCGAAGGTTTGATCCGCGCGGAGCCAGTTGATTGAATCCGCGCGGATATCAGACAACCGGAAATGCCGGGAGCTAGCAGTTGTTGACGAGATACTTTACCGGGTGAGTGCCCGCATCGAGCAGGTTGCCATCGGCGCGGTAGAAGGCCAGGAATGCCACCTGGCCGAAATCAGCGAAACGCTCTTCCAGACGCAGCACGCTCATGTCCTTGATGCGGCGGATAGTGTAGAGCTTTAACTGCCCAAAAGCCACTGAGTTGTAGGGCACCGGCGGCGAAGCAACCGTAGACGGCAGAGCCGCCATGTCGTTGTTGATCGAAAACGGATAGCTGTTGATCGTATCCGGTTCCTTCACGGCCAAACCAGGCAACCATAAGGGGCGCCCGTACTTGTCTTTGAGCTTCTTGAGCACCTTGAGCGTCAGGTCGTTCATCATGTACTTGGCGCCCGGACGATAGAGCGGGTCGACCGAATGCTCCAACTCGATCAGATCGTCGGACCCAATGGTGTTGGCTCCGCCTACTCCGTCGTTGGCAAAGGAGCCAACCGCAGTCGGGCCGGCGGTTGCCGCCGTGATAATGCCGGTCGGCTGACTGGTTCCGGTTCCCACGGTGAACTTGTTGTTCAGGATGCGGCCCAGACGGGTGGCGAACTTGCGCGTGAGGAAAGCGTCAAAGTCGAACGCCGAATCCTGCAAGAGTTCAATGGACACCTTGATCAACTTAGAGCTGAACTTGTAAGCGCCGAACATGATCTGGCCGATCGACACGTCCTGAGTGTTGACCTGCTGATTTTCGCCCACCAGCTCGCCCATGATCGAGGTGTCGTTGTCGGTCGGGAACGGCAGCGGCTGGCCGGTCGCGGTGTCGAACACATCCGATTCGTTCAGCATGTTGCCGTAGTACTTCAATGCTTCCGTGATTTTGTCCACGAAACCAACCGGCACAAAGAAGCCGGTGGTCGCGCCCGGATAAGCGCCGCCGCCGCCGGTACCCATGTCTCGGTACTGGACGCCCAGATCGCGCGCTTCGAGTTGGATGTTGCGGCGCTTCGGGGTGAGAATGGCGCGATCTTCCGGCGTGATTCCCGCAATACCCCACTGCGGCTTCGGTTCAAACCCGTAGCGAAGGTAGTTACTGAAGGCGCAGTTATACCGCTTGCGCGTCTCTTCGTCCTGGTCCTGGCCGCCAGGCAGCGGCGCTTGCGGCGGAGCGCCCAGGGCACCCGAGCGGGTTTCGACTTCGAGCGCTTCGAGGCGTTCCGCGCGATCGATGTCGGTTTTCATGATGTCCGCATCGGCCATCATGGCGTCGAACTTCTTATTGCGCTCTTCTTTCGAGAGCGCCGTGTCGTTCAGGACTTCCTGCGCCTGCGCGCAGAGCTTGGCGCGCGCCTCGCGCAGTTCCCGAGCTTTGGAAAGTTGCATAAAATCCTCGCTTTAGTTTTGGAATGGAAGAGTCTTGCAGCTTCGCCCGCCGTCCGGCGCGCGTCTCACAAACCGTTTTCGGGTTCCGCCATCCAAGGCAGCGGCATCCCGCAACACCGAAACCAGGTACAACCGAACCTACAAACTTTGGGCCAACCGGAGCCGCCGGCGCATCCGGCGTTCCGCATCGATTCGCGACACCCGCGCCGCCGCATCCTTCACCACGGCGGGAACGTGCGCATACGAATCCAGATACTGAGCCGAACGGGCCGAAGCCTGCGCTACCGCTTCCGCGGCGGCCTGCATCGGGCAATCCAGGCAGGCCGAATCTTCGCACGCGGTATCCGTGCAATCCGCGCAATTCCCTGCCACGCAGGCTACACACGCACAGGCGCAGGGCGCGGTACCCGAAACAGGCCCTTCCGCTGCTTTCACAGAAGCCAGGTCCGTGGCGAATCCCTGATCGATGCAGTCTTGCGGCCCCATCCAGGTTTCCGCCTCCATGATCGCTTTCACTTCGGCGGCTCTCTTGCCGGTGCGTGCCACGTAGATATCGGCTATTGCGTTGTCACAGATATCCAGCCAGTCGGCGATGGAGCGGAACTGCGCGGCATTGGCCCAGTAGCCCGCCGAACTGCAATGCACCATCATCATCGCGCCCCGGCCCATAATGATTTTGTCTCCGGCCATGGCGATCACCGAGGCCGCGGAGTAGGCCCCTCCGTCCACGCGCGCTTCAATTCTCTTTCCTTGTGCCGCACGCGCCCGCAACAGGTTATAGATCGCTGTGGCTTCGTTCGCATCGCCGCCCATTGAGTTGATGCAGAGCCGGATGGTAGCGTAGGGAGCCGCTGCGCCATCAAGCGCCGCCTTGACGCCTTTCGCCGTAATTCCATAACTAAACCAGGACTCGCCGATGTCATCGTAGACATAGAGTTCGAGCACGCCCTCATTGCCCAATGCCGAGCGCAGCTCCGCATGACGGCGGTTGCCGCGCGCTTCGCAGGCCGCGAAAAAGCGGTCGATGATCGCGGGCCGCTCCACGGGAGAATTCGGAGCCGTGGCACGCTGCACGCGGGCGCGCAGTTCGACCGGAGCGCCTTCGGGAAACAGCGCGCGGGAATCGAGTCCCACTTGCTGGGTGCAGGAAGTACTCGGGTAGGCCGGATAGGTCACGGTACTGATATCGAGCAGGTCCACATCGCGCAACTCGCGCACATCGATTTTCTGTTTCGTATCCGCATCCCGCTCTTCGACCCACGTCTCGCGGCGGCAGATAAAGCCGAAACTCATTTCATCCACGTCACCACGGGCAACCGATTCCGCCAGGTCGCGCTCGTAGCTGCGGTTTCCCAGTCGGGTTTCAAAAGCCAGACCCTTGGCGTCCTCGCGCAGCACCGTGGTGCCCGAGGCGGTGCGACCCAACACAAAGTTGGGATCGTGGTTTTGCAAGTGCCGGATATCCTGCCCTTCCGCCAGTGCCCGGGCGAACGCACCGGGAACGATCCGCTCCCGCCAGCCGCCGAGGTCTTCACTTAGAGTGTTGTAGTTGGCCGCATAGCCGGTGAGGCAGGTTTCGTCGCCGCGCTTCTCGGCGCGCAGTTCCCGTACCTTGAGGGAACGGACCTCCAGCGTCCCCCGTTTTGCAGACGCTTGCAATAATCGCGTTTCAAATCGGAGCCCCATAATAAACCTCCTAGACCTGCGTGGTCCGGTAATCGCTTTCCCCGCTGGCGTAACTGGCAATGGCGCGCAATTGCGCTTCGATCCAGCGGATGTGTCCGTGGTGCCACTTAATCAGGTGTTCCCACAGATTGCGCGTTTCGTCGTCGAGCGCGGCCATGGCGATCGGGATGTTCCGCTCGTACTGCGCACAGATCGCCTGATTCTCCACCAGTTCTCCCTGGAAGAGTTGGGTGAGCGTGGGACGGTCCGCGATCACGGGAATTGAAAAGGCCGTCGCGCCCGCTTCCACGGTGGTCCCGTCCGAGGTTTCGAACAGGAGTTGCTTGCGGATCATAGAGCGCCACAAGTGCGCCTGGTGGGCGAATCCCTTGATCTTACCCGCTGCCTTTTTGATGCCCGCGTGCTTCAAGCTATCCCGGTCCGAGCGGTACTGTTCGTTCAGGTGCGCCTCCAGAGCAACGCCACCCTGCAAGCTCTTGATGACTTCCGGCGATCCCTTCATAACTTCCTCTCTCTCAGCCGATCAAAACCGGCTTTTTGGCCTTCTCGCCCGCGATTTCGCGGTAGACCGAGAGGCGCACCGCACGCGCGGCCCGCAATAATTCCTGATGGCAGATTTCTTCCGCCGCTTCCAGGGTCCAACCAGCCGCCCGCTTCTCCAGGCCAGATAGATACTCAGCAACAAAGCGTTCCGATTCAACTCCGGGAACCGCCTGTATCCGCATTTCCTGCGATGCTGCAGCTCCAAATTGATCGCGGAATGCATAAAGAATCGGCCCGAAACAGCCGGTTAAGGCGTGCAAATCCCGCCTCTCGCGAGTCAGAAGGCGTCCATAAGCATCCCGAAACAGCCGGGAATAGGCGCGCGTCACCGGCTCTTCGTTCGGCAAATCGCCTTCGCCGCCGCCATCCTGATGCGTCGGATCGATGGGCGTCGTCGCCAGGGTCATGTTGACCGGCATCCAGTACTGCTCCGCCCAGTCTTCCTCGATGGGATTCAGCTTCTCCCTCGACCGCACGTCGTTCGCGTTCAGGTAGCCCCACTGACGGCCCGAGGCGTAATATTTTTCCCGGCTGGCAGCGTCACCACGAACCAGATCCCACGTGTCACAGTCCAGAAAGAATGGATTCTTGGGCTTGCGTCCCAGCCCGGAATGCGGAAACAGTTTGCGCTTGAACTCCAGGCGGATCGCGTGTATCCAGGGCATCAACGCGAAGTCGAGCAGTTCCTGGTTTTCCTGCTCCGTGCTCCCTCGCGTCTTGGTCGAGGTGTCGCCCACCATCCGGCCGGGAACGTGAAAGACCGCCGCCATATCCGAACGCAGGAACACGCGCATCGGCTCCGTCATCGCCTCTTGCGGATTGTGAGAGATCGGCGTGAACTTCCAGCCGGGAGGCAGCATCGCAACCCGGTGCGCGTTCTCGCCGCCCTGCGCTTCCTGCCAGGAGCGCTTCGACTGCTCCTTGTCGGCGGCCTGCAATCCCACGGGCTGCTCCAGAATGCCGCCGGGTTTCGCGAAGTTGGCGAAATACTTGGAGCCGAATTTCTCCATCGCCAGAATCTGACCCAGCGTGTTCCGCGCCAGCCACACCACCGACTGCCCGATCCGGCCGTCGAACGAAAGCCCTGGAACATGCAAGCAATCGGCCATCGGAATCAGCCGCGCGGGCTTGCCGGAATGCGCTCCAGTTTCCGATCCGTCCTGCTCGTCGATTCCATCGGTAGTCTGGAACGCCAGGTGGCCGGCGGGAATCGTCACCGGGAACGGACGCCAAGGCTCTTCCTCCAGCCGCACCGACCGCACAAGTCGGATCGGCCGGGTCTTGGCGGGGTTGCGCGGCCAGAAAGCTACGGCGCGATTCGACGCGTCCCGCTGGATCTCCGCATATCCCGCGCCCCAAGCCAGGGCGTGGCACAGATACGCCTTCAGGAACGTCTGCCAGCTCATCTCTTCGTTCGGTTCGGCATGGCACAAATCGTAGTAGTCATGCTCGTAAGCGATGCGGTGAATCGCGCGGCCGTTCTTTCCCGGCATTTGCTCGAACACGTGCCAGGAGAGTGAGGAGGATTTTCCAGCGATGATATCGACGCAGGCCAGGAAGGTGACCACCTGGAAAGCGGTCATCTCCGAAACCCGGATACCGGAATCCGTCCGGCCGCCGTTAAAGATATCGAGTAGCCACTCCGCCGGGTAGGAGAGCGGGGTCTGTGGATTCTCTAAGCTGCTGCGCCGCTCCAAGGCCAGCGCCTGACGCTCTTCGGCGAGCAGCTCGGAAAAGAGACCTGTCTGAAGCGCCATCTACCAGACCTCGATTGGACCAGCCATTTGCGGAACCGCCAGCATGGCGCGGCTCAGGCCGGTTACCGTCGCCTGCATCCCGTCGATGCGCTTGGCGGAACGCATCCGCTCCGGCTTAACCGGCTGGCAATTGTCTTTGTGGTCGTACTGCAACTGCAAACACGCCGCCATCCAGTTGTAGACCGGGTTATTGCCGTGCCGCACCTGTTTCTCGCCATAGGTGCTCAGCAGGAACTTCGTCGCCGCGCTCAGTCCCAGGAAGTTCTGTGGAACCTCCACGGTCTCGATGCTTTCTTTTTCCTTGAGCGCGATTCCTTCCACGCGGAAGTTCATCCGGTCAAAGGGAACCTCAACCAGCGTGAAGCGATCCCGCGCCCAGAGAATCCGATCTTTCACCGCCTGCAAGTCGATGGCGCCGCCCGGTGTCGCCGTGATGAATCCCCGCGCTACCCAGTTCGAGAACGGCACGCGGCAGACGTGTTCCAGGTGCTCAACTCGCTGTTCCGGCATCCAGAAAAAGGGAAGCCACGTCCACTCCGCAACACCCTCGAAAGGCGGAAACAAGACTACTGCCGCCGTGAGATCGGTAGTCCAGGAGGCATCGACTCCCACATAGCAAGGTTGATTGGCAAGTCTCCATTCCTCAATCAACCGATCCAGATCGTAGGAATCCCAGGCGCGCAGATCGATGCCACCGCCGCATTCCTGCCACTTCGTCATCTCGATGACGGGATCTTCCAGGGATTTCACCGGAACGTTCAGGTGGTAGCGGAAGTACTTGGACTTCGCCCGCGGATTTGCGAACGCCTTGTTCATCTCGACCACCAGGGCCGTGTCCTTCAGGAAGCCGCCGTTGTCTTCGTGACTCGGATTCGCCGCTACGCGCGCCTCGCGGGATTTCCAGTAATCCGGGTCCGCGTTCAGCCGCTTCAGGTCCGGCTCGTAGATCGCAACGTAGAGCGTCGGGTCCTGAATCGCGCCTTCGAAGACCAGCTTGGCGTGTTCGTACTCTTCGAGCCACAAGGGCGATTCATATTCCGCGCCCGCCGTGGTGATCGCAATGTCGAGCGGTTCATCGCGCGAGATTTGCCCCTTCGTCATCACATCGCGCAGCGTCTCGGCGCGCGCCGTTTTCCAACGATGCACTTCGTCACGAATGGAGAGCCCCGGCTCAATTCCATCCTGGATATCGCCATCAGCGGACAGGACCACGTAAAAGCCACCACCGTCCCGCCGCACAATACGTTTGGTGGACTTCAGGACCTTGAGTTTAGATTGCAGCTCGGGATTCGAGTTCACCAGGAGCGCCGCCGACTTGAACACGAGCCCCGCCTGGTCCTTGGCCGCCGCGCCGCCATAAGCCTCCGGGCTGCGATCCTCTTCCATGAGCAGGTAGTAGATCGGGAGGCCACCGATCAGGAAACTCTTACCGTTCTTTTTTGCGACTTCGATAAAGGCGCTGCGGTACCGGCGCTTGCCGTCTTCCGGCCGCACCGTGCCGTAGATGTCGCGCAATACCTTGCGCGTCCAACCGATCAACTGGTAGTCGAGCGGCGGATAGAGCACCAAGTTAAAGAACCGCTCGACCTTGCAGGCGCGACACTGACGCTTGGCATTCGACCGCAGCTCGCACCAGGTGAGCGACCCGCAGTACGCGCACCACTCCGGGCGATAGTCAACCACAACGCTCCGCTCCACGGGGCAGGCCCGCGACGGCAGACTGCCGGGAATCGATGCCAAGAGAAGCGCCAGGGTCAACCACACAGTTGTATCTGCTCCGCTGCAATCCGGGTCACCAGGGAATGAATGATCGCGTGCGCCCTCCGTCCATCGGGAGTCGCCGCAAAGGCCGCCGCGTTGCCTTGCTTGCGCGCGCAGCGGCGCATGTGCCGCAACAGCGCCACGTCTTCGAGGTACTGCTGGCTAGCTAGGCCAGGAGCCAGTTCGAGGGCCAGCAACTGCCGGCGGGCGGCGAGCTGGAGCGAAGCACGGCGCACCGCGAACGGCAACAGGCCGCCGATGCCGCCAAAGGGCAGCGCAAGTTGCTTACTGGATGCGCTGTTCAAGTTCGCTCGCCGGTTCATGGGCTTGGGAGTGTTGGGGCATCGGGACGGAGTTGTCGAGGGTTTGCAACCGGCCGCCGGACATCGGGTTGAGGCCGTAGCGGTCGCAGAGCTGCTTGAGCGCGGAGCTTTTGGAAGCGATGGTGGCTTGCAGCCGGCGGCCAGCGGTCGAGACCTCGAACTCCAGGAGCGCCCCGCCCTGCATCACGCGATTCTCCGTCTTCGCCGCGGCTTTGTTCTGGCGGATCAACTTGCGCTTCTCGCGCTCCAGTTGTTTGAGATCGGCGTGCAGGTTGCAGATCATCTCCAGGCATGGCCCGTCAATCGGGCGCAAGGTTCCCTGAAGCAGCATCTGCTCGACATAGAACGTCCAGAAACGCCGGGCCGCCGCGAGCATCCCCTTTGGGCGCTCCGGGATGCCGAAGCGAACCGCCGCACGAGCGGACGGCAGAGGCCGATGCGCAGCTTCGCCTTCGTACTGGCGCTCAACCGGCGATTTGGGGAGCGGACCGCGAAAACCCACGATTAAGCCTGAAATTTCGACGTTAAAACCTGGGATTTTTTGCGCATTGG